CGGGCATTGCTATGATCAAGCAAAGATCCAAAAAGAGTTATCGTACTCTTAAACGGCTTGTATAGTAAACGTGCACTGCGCGGTTGAAGCACCTGTTGAAAAGTTCGAGGTTGCTACAACTGTCAAAGCATCTGTTCCATTGCATTGAACAAAAGTTGGTGGTATTGCTACAGCCCACGCCGGGTAAGCACCAGAGGGAAGCTGAAAAATCGTATTAGGATTAGACGTAGTTATAGCTCCCGCATTCTTCTGAATAGACAACTGAAACAAAGTGGAATTACCACTAGAGGCAAAGTTCGCTTCAGCAGAAACTAAATAGTTTCCTGCTTGAGGAACAAAACTACCTCCAGCTTGAATTATTCCAAGTGCATTAACATACCCATGAGCGGGCGTACTATCTGCAAAAGCAAGAACATTCCCCACAGTACTCGCAAGCGGTGTTAACGCTGAGTTAATAAATTGTGAAGAATTAAATTGAGGTGGTGGGTTTACGGAGGTTTCAAGAACAGGGTTCATTAGCTTACAAGAGCCAATAACCCGAAACTCTCCAATCTGATTTGTGTTGGCCTGACCATTTGTCCAGATAAAAACTTGTCCACAATCAAACAAATGGGGTTCTGCTCCAGGAGGAAGAATTCCATTCCCCCGAACAAAAAACCGCTCACGAAGAGATTTCGTAAGCAAAAACTCTTTAGGAAGAGTTAATCCAGTTGGACGTGCAGTTTCTACTACTGGAGAGTGGTACATAACCTCTGACTGGGCTTGTGAACTAGGAGTTGCTTGAAGAGCATCCATAGTTGCTGTAACACCAACAAATCCTTGAGCACCAACAGTCGCAAAAACAGATGCCGACGGTTTGTACTCAAATCTCAGATTTTGAAACTCATAACGCTCATAATTCTGAGCAGTTCGTGACGCAAACGGAAAACAAGTTGGATTTCCAGGATTAATGGAAAAAGCAGTGACACCAAAATTAGCAGTGCCAGAAACAATCGCAACCTGTTCATCGATCGGAATAATGAATTCCCGCATATTACCAGCGGTTGTAACCTTAAAATTATTCATTACTCTACGAGAGCGTCGACCCCTACCTCGACGGGGACCGTTACCTTGAACGGATTTTGAAGCGGGAACAGCAACCCTTGGTCGCCGTGGAGCACGACGCTTCCTCTGCTGAGGAGGCATCCCCGACATCTTATTCAAGATGGCTCGTTTTTCTCTTTTTGTAAGTGGCTTAGACATTGAATCTAATTTAAACCCGGCGGGTTCGCACCGCACCACTATGGGAAGAATAACCCAATCCTCAAACAACTAGAAATCCGCAAGGAGATCTGGATAAAAAGCTAAAACCAGATCATCAAGACAAGCAGACTCCGATCCACAGTAAAACGCATCAATCAGGGAGATTTCGGGCAAACCGACTGAAGCATACCGACGGACCGTTGGGTCATCACAGTTATTTTGAACCTTTTCAGAGTTAACTAAAGTTTCATAAGCACGATAAAAAACGTCAAACTTATCACTCGGTCGAGACATGACCATAAGAGTGAAAGCCTTCCCAAGGTGTTGTCCCAAATTCAAATGATTGCGTTCATACAACATTGTAGTTGCAAGACGTTCAACATCATATAATGGGTACCAACGGTTATTAAACCACTTAAACGAAGCACCAAGAAAAGACAGCGTGTGGAGATCACAATTCAATCCACCAAAGAAAAATTTAAGCTTAAGACCATAAGTCGACAAATGACCCGACAAAAAGTCTTTATCACACATATAACTAAATTCTTCATCCACTGCATACACGTTATCATCACCATAAATAGAAACTAGCTGATCATAAACATCAGAAAAGTGAGGAGAATATCCTTGCTTCTGAACAAAAGCTTTATACAAGCCTGAAGCAAAAATAATAATATGGCCAAAAATGTTATCACGAGTCGTACAACCAGACCCAGATGCATTTCCATAGGTTTTACGGAAAACATTTCCATTCATTGTCTTCAACAAGAATTCACATGTGTATCGTGCACACCACATAAACTCATCTAAATCTTCTTCAGAGATTTTACCAAGATTACGCTTAAGAATAGCATATATCTCGGGAAGTAATGGTAAAAATTTGTCCCAACCGGAAACATCATAACACCCACGGTATTGTTTCAATAGCAATCGATTTGCTAACTTATCAAAACCACCTTTATAGGGGTTAAAACCATAATATGACCAATGAAAGTTCATCAGGCGTAAACTAATACGCTTTCCGAATTTTAGCTGAGAATACAGGAGTTCAAAACTAGGTATTTGAAAACACCGAATTTTATCCTGTTCGATTTCCTCGAGTTTCTTAAACTCGACTTTTCCAGCAACATTGTGAATAGCAAGAGTACCAACTCGATCACTAAACATAGTTTGCGAAAGGGCAGAAACCAATTCTTCTTTTGTTCTAAAGCCAAAATAAGTATGGGGCCATCCCGGGGATTTTGTCCAATCAATCAATGAACAAATCTCTTCTGAAGTTCCAATACAATCCACCATTATGGATTTGTAGTAATGTTCAAAAAACTCCAACCCGAAGATGTGACCTTCTTCACCATTATAGGTATACTCAGGTTTATCATCCCACGATAGAACAGTTTTATAATAGTTGGATTCCGTAGGTTCAACAACGAAATATGTATTACCAGCAATCTCCTCGAGAGAAAGCCTACCAACCATTCCATACAGTTGCGAATATTGCGATAGCCGACGGTGAAACTTTGGTTTCTCCTTGATCGTAGAACCCGGTAACGTTCCAACTATACGCATATTCTTATACAACTGCACTTTGGGGAGCTGAAGCTCAACCCAGCAACCGTGATTTTTCCTGGGGACGCTTAAGCACGGCGCCCCATCACTTTTAAAGGGGAACACAAATTATTCCCACCAAATTTAGTGTCGGGACCAATTGTTCCATGGTGCAAACCGACAACTCCATTAACTTGGGGATCAAATAAAAATGATCCACAACAAAAGTTTTGCGTTGAAGCAGAATGCTTCAAATCTGATGTAGGTTCACCATTCCACGAATAAACAGTTGAAATTAACTCATTTTCCATTGTCTTCGGATTAAAACCAATATACATACAGGGGATATTTTCACCACGCTGAGGAGAAACCACATTGAGAGAATCAACACTCTTCAATCCTTTAAGTTTGGCCGAAGGAATTCGTTTAAACGAAATATTTCCTTTTCCAAAAACTTCCCAACCATCTTCTGGCAATGTGTATACCTTACCATCACTGCCATTATAGTAAACATCGCGCAAGCACTGATGTTCAGTAATAACACAATACTGAGCACCATCCATCTTACAACGGAGAAAACTTCCAAAGAAATTATTATCAATTCCCGAGTTTCCAGCTTTCGCGTAAAAAATTTTCACAAGATTGGGGTGGAACTGTACAGTTCCCTTAATGGGGTTATGTAAAGAAGCCGACTGAGGCCGATATTTATGAGGTAAACATCGATCATTTGCCATTCGAACTTGGCGTTTCTCAGCAGAGCTCATCTTCACCCAAACATCATATTCAAATCTCTGATATTCCTTGGGGAAGGGCTGATTGCAACTATGGGTCCAATGACCTTCTTCTCCACAGTTCAAACACTTCTTAATAGGAAAATCCTTAACACCAGGTTGTTTAACTGGCTGTGCCTGTTGCTGTTGTTTATTTTCAACAGGTGCTTTATTCTTCAAAGCATCAGCATATGATTTCCTCTTCTGAATACGCTCGTCAATACGTTTTTGCATATCAGGTTCCACCGCACCAACCATACTTACTGGTTTTTCAGCCTTCTTTCGGCGTGATCGGTTACGACGATTTCGTTTGGGAGTTTTCTTCTCCACAGGTGTTTCTACCTTCACCGGAACTTGTTTCTCAACTGCTTTCTTGCCTTGGTCACGTTGAACACGCATGACATCTACTTTTGCAAGAGCAGCTGCGATCGGTTTAGCCTCAGGTTCATCTAACCCAGCTTTAACACGCGATCTAGCCATATCTTCATCTCGAGATTCAAGTTTTACTTGTTTTGGAATTTTTGAGACATCCGCCTTACTCAACTGCAACTTAAAAGTCAGTTGTTCAGGAACGGCTTGTGCTGTAACCTTAGAACCAGGATTAGTTGTCACTGGCGGATACATGTCATACATCTCAAATAAATTCTTAGTCA